GTTCGTATTTATTACTTAATTGTACCATATCTAGGTCTTCTTTGAGCCATCTAAGGATAAATTTTAGATGTTTTTGAAATTCTCCGCTTAAAAACGTATAAACTTCCATCGAACCTTCACCATCTTCGATAAATCCCGCAATACACACTATTTTGTCACCATCTAAGAGTGTTCTGGGCGAACCGTGCTTTTCTAGCAGGGGTGCTATGCCCTCTTCGAGTAATTCGCTCCATAGTGCCACTTGCTCCACTCGGCACTGTATATCGTATAAATGCTGTGCTTTATATTCTACAACCCTAAGACTCATTGATATCCAGCCTTGGAGTAGCTGAAACAATGGTTAGGGGGAGAGGTAAATCTTGTATAACATCAAATTCTGCGCCTCTACTCCACTGGGAAGCGAAAGGCACGTCATAAATTCCAGACCTAAGGATAGGCGCTACACCTAGACTATCAACGAAAAAGCGTGCATTATAGGGATACTCATTTCCATCACCAGGTCGGGCAAGCTTCATACCCATAGATCTGAGTACATCGATTGTTACGCCGTGAATTCGCTGCTTTCTACCGACCGTTGAACCGGTGGCATCGGCTTGACCAATTTTAAGCGCCCGCATTAAGCTCGTATAGGTTAGTCCTACGTGTACAACGGAAGCATCAGATTGGAGCGTTATTTCTCCACCAACAACTGTTCTATCTGGGTGAGCCGCGCCATCAGCTAAAACGGAAACCGTTTCGTTTTCTAAATGATCAAGGCCAGTAATAGTAGAAGTAGGTACGCTATCGTATGTAATACCACAGTCAACGAAATAAGCATCTTCTTGTGGAGTATCGTGGTCGAATTCTTTTTCAGCATATTCTACTGAGATATAAGTCGCGGTATTTATTGTACGGCTAACTACGATCCATTGTTCATCTTGAAGAGTCGACGCACTAGGTATTACGGTTAAATGCTTTACCAGTGCATCTGTGCCTCCAACAGGATGTGTATGGCCCCCGACAACGCCTTGTCTCTTATCATATGTATAAGCGATTAATAAACCATCAGTTCGTATTGCCCAGATAATACTATTAGGCTCTTGTTGATATGCCATATCAACTAACCCTGTTTGGGTTAGATGTTCACCAAAAAATGTAACATCATCAGCATCGTAGCCATCTTTAACAAAATCAAATGCTAAAGCACGGAGTTTCCTCTTCGCTCGCTGTAAGAAGATTACTTCATTAGCTGCGAATATAGGATCAAGTGCGTTAGAGCCATGTACAGACTCCTGGGTAGCCGACGCACTGTCCGGCGTCAGTACACCTTGATCATTACCAGTTAGCTGGAACTCAGCACCAATTGTACCAATCATTAATGTTTTCGTAGACTTAATCCAAACAACGGTATTCTGGTTACCCGAATCGAGCTCATAATCAAAAGCATTATCGTCTGCAATATCTCCGGAATCGTTGAAAGGTAAGAATGATCCGGGTTTTGCTGTCTCACTAAACTGTAAAAGTGTGGGGCGAATAGCTTGCCCACCCCAAACAGATCTTTGCTGATGAAATTCTACTACACCAGGGTAGCCCCTATCAGGGGACCAAGCACTAAATTTAAACGCTTCAGAAGTAAGATCGCCAAATGCTTTAAGAACCGTGCCAGTTACTTGGTTCTGATCAATAAAATTTTCAACCACCATAACGCCAGGGTCGCCACCGGTTCCATCACCTAGCATGATCTGCATACCGATATCGGCACTTGTAAATAGGTTAATGCCGGCAACGTCACCGTTTGCAACTATAGCAACGGGATCGCCTACGTTTAATGGAGCAGTAGATGCAGTTAATGTACCGTTACCACCACCATGATCATAAGAAGCTTGAAAAGGACCAATCAGATCTAGTTCATCTAATGTCCATAGGATATCTGTGGTTCGAGCTAATACTCTAGGTGGATGATCTGGATGAGCCAAATAAATTGAACCCGAGTCTTGTGTAAATGTTAGCTGTTCCACTTCCGCAATAGTATAAGGGTGGGCTAACTCATAAGGTGATAAAGGCGCTACTTCTATAATAGCTTTGTTAGTATAGAACCGAAAGTACAGATCGCCCATTTCAATTACATAAGCTGAATCTGTACTAAGTTCGAGAGGGAGTAGACGAGGCGCTTGTTTTGTTGAATCTTTTACTTCGTGGGCGTGCTTAAAACCAGAACGCCTATGAATGGGGCCATGTGTCCAGCAATACATATTCTGTAATAGCTTAACGGCTTGACCGTACTTTCCAAAATTAATGTGGCCATACAGTCTGGGAGATAGCTCGCCAGCACTAAGAGCTGTTTGCGTTGGCTCGAGATTGGGCATTAAACTAGCCCGCTGTTACCGTGTCGATGTGTAATTGTTCCAGAATCTTGAAACCATCTTCCTTGTTCTCTAGAATCAAGTGATCTTGCAGCTTTCAGCGTGAATTCATACTTCTGTTGCAAGAGTTGCATATTTGTAGTGCTACCAGAAAGCTTATAGACCATATCAGCAGCTAGCTTAGTAGCAATAACTTCAACTAATCCAGCATCGTATAAGGTAACATCCGTTTCACGTTTGATATAAGTAAGATTAATACCAGTAGTAACATCTGTTTGGATTTGGCGGCCTGTAATCATAAATGGAAATAAGTGCCTTCCCTTAGAGCGGGTTGCTCTACCTATATCCTCATCGACGTCTAATACTTTTAGACAATCGGTGGGTAGGTTGTACAGAGTTGAAAAGCCATTTTCGAAAGGTGGCGTGTCAACTAGCTTAGTCAAAATTTCCTGTGTAATTAAGCAATTCCAAGGGTGTCTCCTTGATACTTCATCACGTGTTAATGGGTAGAGTACATTAGCAACCTTAGCTGCAACCGACTCCTCCGTAAAGCTAGCGATCTCTTCCTCACCCATGAGAAATAATGCTTTATTGACTATTTCAATCTCTGTACTTGCCATTTATTTCTCTGCTTTCTCTTTCTTCGCAGGCTTCTCTTCCTTAAGCGCTTTCACAATAATAGTCTCACTTACTAGGCGAGCGTCTACAACCGCTTTTGCAATATCTGCATGCTTAATGTAGAATCTTAAGAGCACCTGCTCTTCTGTATCCTTGTTCTGACTTAAGACTTCTACGAAGTCGCCAGTATATATAGTATTATGCGCTTTACTAAAATAGTGTGGGTCTTTTATACTTGAAGGCGCATGTTTCGTTACTACGCCCCACGTTGTCCAGGGAATCCCCTGCCCTTGGACTCTTAACTCTTGAATTCTAATTGTTTCGCTCATGTTACCCCTTTGTTGAGTTGTTTTAAACAAACTTGTTCATCTTCATTATAGTATATTTGTAGGACCGCCGTGTCCATTTCTTTCCCTGTTATGTAGATCACATTGCCTTCATACAGGTTATCTTTAGGCTCCTGGAAGTAGCCGTCGCTTAGAATTTCTACTAAAGTGTCATCTTTTGACCTATAAAAGTATATTCTTGAGCTTTCTGCGCCACCCAAAAGGTAAAAGTTCTTATAGTTATACATTTTTCCCCCATGTTAATAAAAAGGCCCCTATGCTATCGTTTCACATAGGGGCAAGATCAGTTGGTTATCTCAACTTCAGAGTCTAGGACTCGTCAGCTTCAATATTGATACAGCCAAGTTCATCGATCATCTTAGCACCCATACTCATCATACTATTGATGAGGTGAGCGGCCTTTTCAGGCACGTAATCAATTCTAGTCTTGATATCAGCACCAATGGCATGGCCAATTGATGTACTGTTATACAAGAAGTTAGAACGGATATTCGTATCGACCGGCAAACCAGAGTGTGGCATCCATCGTGCACCTAACCAGCGTTTTCCAGACAATCCTTTAGAATTGAAAGGCAAATCTTTGTCACCGATGAAATCGGAATCTGCAAATTGTTGAATCTGCAAAAGATTTGTCCACTGCTCGGGTGATACGAAAGCCCAGATATCACCATCTAACGCATCGTTATCGGCAAGAGTTTGCCAACCAGCAAGACATTTTTCCAATGTCAAGCCTGTGCCACTGTGGGCAATAACTTGTGTAGTAGTGTCAGCTTCTGTGAGGATCTGATCGTCGGTTTCACGGCCTAATGCGAATGCACCAGCACGAGCTTGTACGCGACGTTCTTGGATATTAAGCTTGAGCTCATCCAACATATCAACGTAATCAGCAGCATATTTGTCAACCAAAGTAGCATCCACATTACTGTGGGTGATATTCATAGTAGACACATTAGCGTGACGTGCTTTAGTACTTGCAGTACCTTTACCGACCTTCTGAAACCTAACGACAGAACCGATCACGTTGTTACGTGTTCGGATAGTACCGCGAAGTTTAGAACCCTCACGCTGGTAAGCTTCTTTTACTTCAGCGTCATAGAGAGTGATAAAAGCATTGTTGACATCTGTACTCATTGTCGTAATCTCCTTTATCAGGTTATTGTTTACACCATGCTATTGCGATGGGTTGTCCGGTAAAGGGGCCATTGCATGCGTTCAATCTTTTCCGGAGCTCTTACGAGGTTATCCAGTCCAAATTCCTATTTACTAATATACCACAAACTTGGAGGTTTGTGGGTAAAATTATCCTTGGTTAGCAGATAAAGACAAAGATATTTGCTGAGCTAGCGCTTGTAGCTCTCTACCTTTGGCTGAATCGTCCCAATATTCGGGATGACCTGTTGCATTCCTAAGCTGCTCATTTAATGAACCACTGCTCGGTAAATTATCTCCACCGACAGTATTTGCTAGTGTATCTCCTGCAGACTTACCCATTAGACCCATTATGTCCTTAATAAAAGGAACGGCATCACCTATCTGAGCGTTCTTTAGTAACTCGCGTGAAGCTTCACTAAAGTTATTCATAAAAAACTCGTCTGTAAGCTTAATCTGAGAGTCATAATTTTCACCTAGCTCAGACTTTAGTGTAGTCATAGATTCGTTATGTGTGCGAAGGTGTTCTTCATGCGCTGTTTTAAATTCGCTAGCATTAAAGTCCTGCCAGTCATTCCATATGTTACTCATAGCTTCTTGCGAAAGACCATGTTTATGTGCGGTATTTTTATACCACTCTGATACGGTTTCATCTGGTTTTACAGCATCGGGAGTCTCTTCCTTAGTTGCAAAATTATACGCGTCGGCTGTTTCAGGCATACCTAATTTTTGTCTGAAAGCTGCCACATCTTCTGGTGTAGCACCCTCTCCTGGTAATCTGATTGAGCTTGAAATAACTTTTTGTCCTTCTAAGTATGAACTAGCTAAAGCGCCAACATCTGAAAGACGCGTCAAACTAGCTTCTCCTCTAACACCTTCTGGTAGTGAGTCTATAAATGCTTGATTTGCAGGCACCTCTGCTTGTGCAGGAGCTTG